CGAATGGAGATATTATAAGGACTTAGCTTACAAAGAAGGTATAAATGAGACAAATATTAATATCATTAGAAGCGCCTGGGTAGCTAGACAAAGAAATCAAGGCTCAGATGATATATTAATATCAACATTTCCTGTACAAATAAAATGGAGTAACTAATGTCACAAAAATGTAATAAAAATAGTAAATTCTGGATTAGTCAAGATGATTTCCAGAAAGTAATTGACTATGCGGCAATATCTTATGATAAGTTTAAAGCTGAGATAGCAGGTCAACTTGTAGTAATTGAAGATAAAGATGGAGATTTTATATTAAAGTGTCCAGAAATCATGAAACAAACAGTTTCAGGTGGAGAATGCACATTAGATGAAGAGGCAATGGCAAAATACTATACTAGAGCTGCAATGAAACATGGTGCAGATGTAAGATTTTGCTGGTGGCATAGTCATCATACAATGGGAGCATTTTGGAGTGGTACAGATAACGCAACTATATTATCTATGCCATCAAAAGACTGGTCTTTATCTTTAGTTGTGAATCTTAAAAAAGAATATAAGCTTAGAGTTCAATTCTTTGAGCCATTTTTACATGAAGAGAATGTAGAGTTAAATTTCCTCCAAGAGGCAGATAAAGACTTCTCAAAAGAAATGGTAAAAGAAGTTGAAAAGCTTTGTACCGCTAATACCACTACTGTATATAACTACAAAAAGGGTTCACAAACAGGGCTTGCCCTAGGTGGAGTTAATACAAGAAGGTATGACTATCTAGACGCTTTTGATTATGGTGGTTATGGTCACCCAACCAGAGAGTATAACACTGATACTGGTACAATAACTGATTGGGAGGGCATTCCAGATGTTCAAAAGAATGCAATAGAAGACCAGATTAGCGATAAGATTGATAGTCTAATAAAGGTTAAGTCAGGTAAAAAGGCATTACAAATGTGGAATAGTTTTGCCAAGAAAACCAACAAAGACTTTATTGCAAATAATGTAAACCTTAAGATAACTACATATAAGTCGGCCAAACAATTTGAAGACACTATGTTACAATATTGGCCAATAGATTATGTTGAAAATAGAAAAGAGGTACAAACTATATGAGATTCAATGAAAGAAGCAGTGGATTAATTGACAACTTTCAAAATAAAATCTTTCATATATTGGGTTGCGGGGCTATAGGTAGTTCCGCAGCTACCCAATTGTGTAGAATGGGAGTTGAAGAGTTCATTTTATACGACCTAGATAAAGTAGAAATACAAAATGTAGGTGTAAGTCATTATATTGTTAAGGATATAGGTAAAAAGAAAGTAGATGCATTAAAAATTCATCTTGAGGGTATTAACCCAGATGCAAGAATTATGACAATGCATGGATTATTTACTGATTTCCCTAAACAATTAGATGAAGATGATATAGTTATATTGGGATTTGATAGTATGGAGTCAAGAATGGATGCAGCTAAAGTTGCCTTAGGAAGAGGCAATAAGCCTTCAATTCTAATTGATGGTAGAATGGGTGCAGAGCAATTTAGACAATATATACTAAAGAATCCTAAATTAAGTGACTACAAGAAAACATGGTATTCTGATAGCGAAGCTGAAGATGAACCATGTAATGCAAAGGCAACAAGTTACTGCTCAAATATGAGTGGAGCTTTTATTGCTAATGCAGTAAAAAAGGTAATAAATGATGAGCCATTTAAGCGTGAATTAATATTCACATTTCCTAATAATGGTCTTGTTTATAGTGCTCAATAGCTCTATATTACTTTCGCGTTTTTATAAAAAATATGGGTCATAACTATGGTTGTGGCCCATTTAATTCAAAAAGGATAATATGCTTAAGAAACTAAAAAGAAAGCCTGTGTCTGTGAACCCAGGTATTTTATTATTATATGGTGCCCCAAAAGTAGGGAAGACAACCATGTTAAGTAAGCTTGATAATTGTCTGGTTATAGATACAGAGCAAGGTGGTAATATGCTTGAAGGTTATTTCCATACAGTTGATACTAAAGAAGAATTGTTGCAGTTTTATGCTGACGCAACAGAAGGTCATGACTATAAGTTTTTTGCTCTTGATACAATTGATAAGATTGTTACCTGGACAGAAAGAGATGTATGTCGTGAGTTTGACATAGAAAGCATAAATGATTTGCCTTTTGGTAAAGGCTTTGGTTTAGTCCGCGAAAGAGTCATGAACAATATCAAGAAGCTACATTCATTATGTGACCAGCTTATAATAATAGGTCATAGAAAGACAGCTTCTCCTATTGACAACTCAACTGCCATTGAACCAGAGAGTTTAGATTTATCAGGTAAATTAAAGAACATGATAATGGCCAAGGCTGATGCTATAGGCTACATGTTTCGAGAAGATGAAAAGTTAATGATTTCATTTGAATCAGGTAAAGCTTTAGAAGCTGGTAGCAGATGCGACCACTTAAGAGGTAAAATATTTGAATTTGATTGGAATAAAATCTATAAGAAGGAAGGAAAATAATGGCGCTATTTAGACCAACTCCAAAAGAAAGCACAGGTGGTAATAAGTTTGCAGGTGTCTGTGAGGTAGGTATAGTTAATTTTACAGACAAATCTAAAGACTTTGACTGGGCAGATATATATATAGAAGTTGAATTTGCTATTAAAGACTCTAAATATACTCGTAATATGAGTTTATCAGGCAGTCTTGATAAAGATGCTAATGGACATGTAGAAGGAGGCTCAGTATTAACTAAAATGTATCGAATATTTGATGCTATTGGTTGTACTGCAGGAATAAATATTGAAGGCAACTGGGAAGATGAAGCAGGCAATCCAATTACTGATATTGCAAATTACCTAAATTCTAATTTCTGTAGCAATTTCATGCCAGGAACAGAGCCAACTCTTGATTATGTGGGTTATCTATATAAAACACAAAATAAGAAGACAGGTGCAGTATTTAGCACTATGCTTCACAAGATATTCCCTAACACAGACAAAGGGAAATTAGAAATGGCTAGTTATGCTAAATGGATGAAACGCAACAATTATATGAAGGAAGTTGAAGAAGGACCATCTTCTGAAAAGCCTGTCGTATCTGTTGACGCTCTTTAATGTTTGTTGAAATTGCCCAAAACAGTCCTAGAAGTAGGAATGTAATAATTCCAAAGGGTGATTTAGCTAAGTATATTAAACCTGAAATCCCGCTTTATCGTTCTGTCTATCTTTATGATGAGGCGGGTAAATCAGCTATAGAAGAATCAGGTACCGTTAGTTCCTTTTATGGACAACGATATATTGATAAGATAATAGTTGATATTGATAAAGGCGACAATTCTAATGAAGAAACTTTAAGACGGACCTTGGTATGCTTACATGCATTACAAGACTTAGGGGTTCATCTTAGAACTGCAGTACAGCCTTATTTTAGTGGAACAGGTTATCATCTCTCTTTAACTAATGAACTATTTAACTTTGCTCCTGATGAAAATTTACCTTATATAGTTAAACAAACTATGGGCAAATTGTTACCAGGCATTGATGAAATGGTTTATATAAGAACAGCTATTTATCGCGTAGCCCATACAGTTAATAAAAAAACAGGATTATATAAAATCCCTTTAACTGTAAAAGAAGTTATGCATAAAAAGCCTGATGAAATTATAGAGCTAGCAAAAAACCCTAGATTAGAATTTCCTTACGAAGTTCTTTTGGCTGACGGAGAATTAGAAGAATATATCATTACTGATACTCCTAAAATCAAAGAATTTAACAAGACTGTAGAAAACAATAAAGTTGTTCCTTGTATACAGCGCATGCTTAATGGTGGCCCTCAACAGGGCAATAGAAATAACACAGTAATGCGTGTAGCAAGTCACTTTAGAAGGAACGGAATACCCTCTGAGTTTACAAAGGTTGCAATGCTCCACTGGAATGATAATTCATTAGATGAATCCATTGTAGTGGATAAAGTAGAGCAAACATACAACAGAGGCTATCAGTATGGCTGCAATGATGAGCTTATGGTCAAGCATTGTCAAACTAAATGTA